CAAATGAAAAGAGGTGATTTAGATTATAATGATTCTGCTGTATTTTGGAAAGGTAAAAGATACCCAAGATCTAAAATGAAAGAAGGTGATAAAAACCTTCCTTGGGAAAAAGAAGCGTATAACAAAACTAAAAATTAAAACAATGGCATTTAAATTACCACAATCACCTTTTAATCTTACAGATCCTAAAGATAAAAAAATAAAACCTTTTGTGGACCCAGGCGCACCTGAAGGTTTTGAAAAAGGATTATGGAGTAAATCAACCGAAAGTGTTATTAGACCCTATGAAGGCAAAGCATTTGTTGGTACTACAGGTGGCGGAAAAAGACAGCCAGTAGGTAAAACAGTTACAGGAGTAACAGAATCAGGAAGAAGCTCAGAAGATAAATTTGTAAAAGGAACAGTACAACCTAAGTCTTTAATCGGATCATCATCATCGTCTGTTGTTAAAGGAGCAACTATTGAACAGCCTAAATACAAGAAAACAAAGCGTGAAGTTAAATCAGGATCTAAAAAAGCATAATATATGTGGAACTTATTACTAGGCTTATTAAAAGGTGGTGGTGGAAATAAATCTGTTGCTGGTAATTTAGCTTGGGAAATAAGAGAAGCTATTAAGGGTAAAGAATTAGATCCCAATGAATTAATATCTTTACAAACCAAAATAAATGAAATAGAAGCTGGCCATCGTAGTATATTTGTTGCAGGTTGGCGTCCATTTATTGGATGGATTTGTGGGTTTGCTTTAGCATATAATTTTGTTATACGTGATTTATTTATTTGGGTGTTACAGCCTGAAGAAATACCACCTGCACTGCAAATGGAACACCTTATGACCGTACTCTTAGGTATGCTAGGATTAGGCGGTTTAAGAACCTATGAAAAATTAAAAGACAAAACAAAGTAAATAGTAATCAATTAAATTTAATAAAATGAAAAAAGTAGAAGAAAAAGTAGAAAACCAAATTACAAAAGAACAATTAACTAAAGTTCAAGATCAACAAAAAGAATTAAACACTCTTTTAAGAGACATTGGGTATGTTGAAACTCAAAAGCATCTTTTGCTACATAAGCAAGCTGAACTTAATAATTCTATTGAAGAATATAAAGCAGACCTTGAAAAAGAATATGGTGCAATAAGTATTGATATTGAAACTGGTACTTACACAGAGATAGTTAAAGATACTGAATAGTGAGTTCTGTTATAAGAAAAATAAGTATTGGTTCTGACTACAAGAATGAAGCAATGCATTATTCTGTTGGCCAACAAGTATATGGTGGCCATGAAATAGCTTATATTCTTTTTAATGAACAAGATAATTCTTATAACATTTATATAAAGAAAAACAACGAGGTAATGCCATGGAAGAAATTTAATTCTAATATGGCAATATCCGTTGAATATGATCTTGAATATTAATGAAAAGTATATATGATTTTATCGTTAAACCTATAGGTGAAAGATACGATAATAGCATTAAAGTTGGTGACAAAAGCTTAATAGTAAATACTAAAATAGAAAGCTGGAAATTTGTAAATAATATGGCTAAAGTGGTTGCGATACCATTAGCATATAAAACAGATATAAAAGTTGGTGATACTGTTGTAATACATCACAATGTGTTTAGAAGATTCTATGACATTAGAGGTAAACAAAAAGACAGTAGATCTCTTTTTAAAGATAATTTATATTTTTGTGCTGCAGACCAAATTTATTTATATAAAAATAATAAAGACTGGAAAAGTTTTGGTGATAGATGCTTCGTTGCACCGCTAAAAAATAAAGATAAATTTTCGCTTCAAAAAGAACAAAAGCTTATTGGTATACTAAAGTATGACAATAGCTCCTTAAACAAGCTTAAAATCAATCCTGGAGACCTTGTGGGTTATACTCCAAACAGCGAATATGATTTTGTTATAGATAATGAAAGATTATATTGCATGAAATCAAATGATATTGTAATTAAATATGAATACAAAGGAGACGAAATTAAGTATAATCCAAGCTGGGCATAAAGCAGTTGAGGAATTAATTAAAGTAGCTGAAGAAAAAATAGTTACTGGTACAGAAGATGATATATCTGCCGATAGATTAAAAAATGCTGCAGCCACAAAAAAGCTTGCAATATTTGATGCTTTTGAAATTTTAAATCGCATTGAAGCTGAAAAAAATCTAATAGAAGATAAACCATTAAAACAAAAAGAAAGTTTTAGCGGTTTTGCTGAAAAAAGATCTAAATAGTGTACGAGCAAACTCTTGTAAAAACAGTTGATCCCATAAAGAAAAAGATTATAAATAAAAATAATCGATATGGTAAATGGGAATATGGTTACAATAAAGAACACGATATTGTAGTTATTAGTAAAACAGGCAAAATAGGCGAGATATTAGAAATACAAAATCTAAGAATAGCTTTGCCCCCTGTGCCTAAAGATGTTATTAATACTGAAAATAAATGGGTGGCAAGTGAATATCCTAAAGATTTAAGCAGAATAAAAACTGTTTTTGATTGGGAAACATACCCTGATAATTTTAAAAATAAATGGTATGGGTATATTGATGATGAGTTTACAAAACGTGATGAAGGGTATTGGTTCTATAATAATAAAGTTCCAACTTATATTACTGGCACTCATTACATGTACTTGCAGTGGACCAAGATTGATGTGGGGAGACCAGATTATAGGGAAGCAAACAGAATTTTCTTCATCTTTTGGGAAGCATGCAAAGCCGATGCAAGAGCATACGGGATGTGTTACCTTAAGAATAGAAGATCGGGATTTAGTTTTATGTCCAGTTCCGAGACAGTCAATCAGGCTACAAGCACTTCTGATGCCCGTTTCGGCATACTCAGTAAAACAGGAGCTGATGCTAAAAAGATGTTTACAGACAAGGTTGTTCCAATATCCGTTAACTATCCATTCTTTTTTAAGCCAATACAGGACGGAATGGACCGTCCCAAGACTGAACTCGCGTATCGTGTCCCCGCCTCAAAACTTACCCGTAAGTCCATCACTGCCAAAGAGACCAAAGAAGAACTTGAAGGGCTTGACACAACAATCGACTGGAAGAATACAGGAGACAACTCATATGATGGGGAGAAACTTAGGCTCCTCGTACACGACGAATCAGGGAAATGGGAGAGGCCGGATAATATCCTCAACAACTGGAGGGTTACAAAAACAACATTAAGATTAGGTAGTAAAATTATAGGTAAGTGTATGATGGGTTCAACATCAAATGCTTTAGATAAAGGAGGAAATAACTTTAAAAAACTTTATGACGAATCAAATGTTACCAAAAGAAACCGCAATGGACAGACTAGCTCAGGACTATATAGTTTGTTCATACCTATGGAATGGAACTTCGAAGGATTCATTGATACTTATGGATTACCTGTATTCGAAACTCCAGAAGAACCGATCAAAGGAGTTGATGGACAGTGGATTGACATTGGAGTTATTGAGCACTGGGACAACGAAGTTGAAGGATTAAAAAGTGATCAAGACGGTTTAAATGAATTTTATCGTCAATTTCCCAGAACAGAGCAGCATGCTTTTAGGGATGAAACAAAACAATCTTTATTTAATCTAGCAAAAATATATGAGCAAGTAGATTATAACGAAGATTTAAGAAACACATCTGTAGTTACTACAGGAAGTTTTCAATGGGAGAATGGATTAAAAGATACAAGGGTAATATTTGTACCAAATAAAACAGGTAGATTTAAAGTTTCTTGGGTTCCTAATAAAAACCTTCAAAACCGAGTGATAATAAAAAATGGATTGAAACACCCTGGCAATGAAGACCTAGGAGCATTTGGCTGTGATAGTTATGATATATCGGGTACAGTTGATACAAGAGCGTCTAATGGATCTCTACATGGTTTAACTAAATTTTCAATGGAAGATGTTCCGCCAAACCATTTTTTTTTAGAATACATTGCTCGACCACAAACTGCTGAAATATTTTTTGAAGATGTTTTAATGGCTTTGGTATTTTATGGAATGCCAATATTAGCAGAGAATAACAAACCAAGACTATTATATTATTTAAAAAGAAGAGGTTACAGAGGGTTTTCAATGAATAGACCGGATAAAATTTGGAATAAATTATCTGTAACTGAAAAAGAAATAGGTGGAATACCAAACTCTAGTGAAGATATAAAACAAGCTCACGCAGCAGCAATTGAATCGTACATTGAAACTTATGTAGGATTTTTAGGCGAAGGTTATGGAGATATGTATTTTCAAAGAACATTAAACGATTGGGCTAGATTTAATATAAACAAAAGAACTGCTCATGATGCTTCTATTAGCTCCGGTCTTGCTATAATGGCTTGTAATAAAAATAGGTATGCACCTATTAATAAAACAATAAGACCAAGTTTTAATTTAGGTTTTAAAAAATACAATAATGATGGTGGTACCTCAAAAATTATACTTTAAATGAATATACAAACAAATACTAATAGTTCTTTTCCTAGCCAAGTAGTTAGCGATGCTGAAAAATCTAGTTTAGAATACGGTACTCAAGTAGCACACGCTATAGAACAAGAATGGTTTGATCAAGGTAGAACTAGCGGTAATAGATATTTAACTAATTGGAATAATTTTCATTCATTAAGATTATATGCAAGAGGTGAACAATCAATACAAAAATATAAAGATGAATTATCTATTAATGGTGATTTATCCTATCTTAATTTAGATTGGAAACCAGTTCCTGTAATACCAAAATTTGTAGATATTTTAGTAAATGGTATATCAGAAAAAGAAGTTGAGGTAAAAGCATATGCACAAGATCCCTCGTCTTTAAAAAGAAGAACAGATTATGCTGAGGCTATATTAATGGATATGGCTGGGAAAGATATTATAGCTGAAGCGCAAGAAATATTTGGAGAAGATATTTCTAATTCATCCATACCTGCAAATCAATTGCCAGAAACACCAGAAGAACTAGAAGTTTATTTACAAACTAGTTATAAGGAGGCTATTGAAATAGCAGAAGAAGAAGCTATTAATAATGTACTTGATTTTAATAAATACGAATCAATTAAAAGAAGAGTAAATTACGATTTAACTGTTATTGGTATTGGGGCAGCAAAAACAAGCTTTAATAAAAGCAACGGTATTACTGTTGATTATGTAGATCCATCCTATTTAGTTTATTCATATACAGAAGATCCTAATTTTGAAGATATTTATTATGCTGGGGAAATTAAAGCAATAACAATTCCAGAATTAAAAAAAGAATTTCCTAATATATCCGAAGAAGAATTAAAAAATATTCAAAACATGCCTGGCAACAGCCAATATGTTACTGGCTGGGGGAATTATGATAGTAATACTGTTCAAGTACTTTACTTTGAATACAAGACATATAATAATCAAGTATTTAAAATAAAACAAACTGAAAGTGGATTAGAAAAAGTTATTCAAAAAACAGATGAATTTAATCCGCCAGAAAATAACAACTTTAAAAGAGTGTCAAGAAGTATAGAAGTTTTATATTCTGGTGCTAAAGTATTAGGAACTAATACAATGCTGGACTGGAGATTAGCTGAGCATATGACTAGACCTTATGCTGATACTACTAAAGTTAAAATGAATTATACAATTGCCGCACCAAGAATGTATAAAGGTAAAATTGAGTCAATAGTTAGTAGAGTAACAAGTTTTGCTGATATGATTCAATTAACTCATTTAAAACTACAGCAAGTTATGTCAAGAATAGTTCCTGATGGTGTATTCTTAGATATGGATGGATTAGCGGAAGTAGATCTTGGTAACGGAACTAATTATAATCCTGCTGAAGCATTGAATATGTATTTTCAAACGGGTAGTATTGTTGGTAGATCATTAACTCAAGACGGTGATTTAAATAGAGGTAAAATACCCGTACAAGAATTAGCAAC